CTTTTTTGCGATTTCTCCGATTGTTGAAAAAATATCAGTGAAGATCGTAACGACATCATCCCAGACGGCTTTCCAGTTGCCGGCAAAAACATCTTTGATAAACGTTGTCACGTCGTTAAAAATCGTCTGTAACTTATCAATTTGATCTTTGACTCCGGTAATCGCCGCGCCAAAAACATCACTAAGAACCTTACCAACCGCACTACACTGAGCGGAGAAGTCGTCAAACCCTGATTTCATTTTTCCGCCCAAGAAATCGGCAAGTCCTTGTACGCCGGAGGCGACAAACCCGATGATCTCAACGAGGGGAGGCACGACGACCTCAACGATATTAGTTATTATTGCAATGAGTGGCGGCAAAATCGTCTCGATATAATCGAGCATTGGCGTAAGCAAAGCGAGAGCCAACTCTAAAATTGGCGACAAAAGCGGAAGCAGGAGATCAAGAAGTGGAAGAAGTGGCTCGATCAATTCAAGCAAAATCGGCAGTACCTTTTCAGCGATTTGCAAAATAACTGGAAGAAGAGCTGAGATAAGATCAACGACGATCGGGAGGATAGCCGAGGCGAAATCCATCAGAAAGGGTAAAAGCTGCTGGATCAGATCCAACATTGGCGGTAAAAGCTGCTCGACGATTTGTAAAAAAACAGGAAGAATTGCAGCGATCGCATCGGCAAAAATTGGAGCCATTTCGGAAATTATGTCTTGGATCATCGGCAAATTAGCCGTAATAATGTCTACGACAGACTGGACAAGCGGGACGATCGCTGATCCTAAGCTGTTCATCATTCCGCTACCCGCCATTTTCAGCGCATCGAGCGAGTCTCCGAGTTCGGCTCCTGCCGTTACTGCCTCGTCTGACATGACCATGCCGTAGTCATGTGCGGTTTGTTTCATGTCGTCCAAGCTTCCGGCTGTTTGGTCAAGGACGGGCAACATGTCCATTCCAGATTTGCCAAACACATCGATGGCAAGAGCAGATTTATCAGCGCCTTCTGGCAATTCTTGAAATTTTGCGACGACCGCCTCTAAAGCATCCTCTTGACTCATCCCTTGCAGGTCTGTTAGCGACAGTCCCAAAGTATCAAGAGCGCCAGACGACTCGAGCGAGCCATCCGTCATCGTCGTAACCATGCCTTTCATGCTCGTGCCAAAACTATCGATATCCATACCGTTTTGGTCAAGGATGTACGACCATTCTTGATATCCCTCTGTTGTCATTCCGAGTTTCTGCGAGCCTTCATCAATCGCGTCTGCTGCCGATGCCGTACTGGACGCGACGGAAACTAACGCGCCCGTTACTGCCGTCGCGGCAGAACCGACAGCCAGAACGCCAACCCCCACATTCTTCGCGACGGATCCGAAAGATGCCGATGTTTTCGTTGACGCAGTTTCGGCATTTCCGACAGTATCGGAAATCGCCTTGTTCGCGCTTGCGTTTTCAACAAAAATATCGCCAAAAAGTGTAAACAGACTCGCCATTTTATCCCTTTCCGAGATCCTTTTTTATGCGAGCGACAAGCTCGTCTGGATCAATTTCTTCGTTAATTTCTCCGCGTCTCTCTTTAATGTTGTTCTTCCATTCGTCAAATGTCAAAATCTCCTTGCCGCGAAAAGCGGATGCCATGACATTTAACTTCCAGATACCCCTGAGATCGTCCATCACCTCGCGCTCGTACGCTTTGACGATCAAAGAAACAAACAGTCTTGTCGACATTTCGTACGCCGACCCGCCATAGTTTTGATTTTCGAGACGCAAAATGTCGGGAAATGAAATTGCGCTCGTTAGCGAAAAAAAGATTTAACGTCATTATTCGAAAATGCGATCTTGAGCACTTCCTCCACGTCTTTTTTTTCCGCTTCCGCCTCAGAACAATTTAGCAGCGCGGAAACAAACGGAATGTATGTCGTCTTTGCCTTGTGCACTTTTGAAACAACTGTATACAAAAGCATGACCATCGCCTCTTTTTGCTCAGCATTTACTTCGGCTTTCCCAGCCGTTTTTTGTTTTGCCGAAACGTCTCGCATAAAAATTTTGATCATTTCGCGCGGGTCTAGTTGCATTTCGTCCAGAAATGCGGAAAATGCAAAGAATAATCTTTTGTTCATTTTGCCCTCCTTTTTTAATAATTAGCCAATCGACTGCACGTCGCTAATTTCCCAGATTTCGCCCGTGCCGTCGGCGTTATGATGCCCTGTAAATTCGAGAGCAAGCTCTCCCTCGCCTTTGTCTTTGTGCGCCGATGAAATTCCGTTCCTGCATAGCGGGTTCAGGATCTTGTATTTCTTGTATTTTCCATCCACTGTCGGCACGTAGTATGCTACATTTTTCAAATAATTCGCGTCGGGAACAATCCCGACTGATCCAGGCGTGACCGACGCTGTTGATGCGGTTGACAGCGGCGCAATGCCAGGAGACAAATACGACAGGATTCTATTTGAGTAGTTAATTACCGTTGCTTTGATCACGCCTGTAATCTGATCGATAACAACCGTTCCTTTAGTCGGTCCTTCCTTTCCATCAAATTCAATGTCTCGCGTTTCGGATTTTCCTTCAAACGATCCGCCGCCGCGTGTAGGCCCTAGCAGAAACTCGTCCGCCTCTCCGTCGTTAACATAGATTAGTCCAGCCCCTAGCGTTGCTTTTGTTAAATCAAATGACATTTTTTTCAACCTCCGTAATAAATGTTGCCCGAAAACGATTGCACTTTGTGTATATAATCGGGCGCTTCTGCTTCTGTTACCTCGTTGTCAAACCAAACCAGAAATATATTTGATGTGTCGAACACAATGACCTTTTTGTTTATCGCAGATAAAATCCCATCGCATCTTGTTTGTAAATCGTCAGCGCTATGGTTTTCCGCAAGCGACCAGTGATCAATATTAAACGATGCCCTTGTTCCGTTTTCGCCTTGTGAAATCACGACGCCAGAAATGACAGAAATCGGAAAGTTGGCAGGATCTGCAATGCCGGAGTCGTCGTAGTCAATGTCAGGGAAAGAAGTCCTAACAAATGATACTAGAGCTGATATAAATTTCTTATTCTCCGTCATCGTCAACGTCTCCTTCCCCTCCTGCTGCTTTTGCGATATCTGCAAAAAAACTATCTTCCTTTTTGTACATGTCGCTAAGTTTAGAATAATACTCTTGAGCGCATTTTGCAACTGCTTCAGTTTTGGTTTGCGCGGCGGAAACGAGAGGTTTTCTAGCTTTTGTTCCTGGATGATTAAACCATGTACCAAATTTCAAAACGCCGTTTGACAGCAGTCTTTTACCTGTCCGGCTGAGCACGACGCCCTTTGCTGATCTTTGACCAACTTTGATCAAATGCGGTTTAGTCCCATTTTCCAGCCAAGAAGCACTCGCTTTCGGAATCTCCTTGCCCTTTTCTTTCATTTTCCATCGCTGATAATACCCGACTTGCGCCCTTGCTTGCTCGTCTTTCTTCCCGCGCGTCGCAACATTCATGTATTTCTTTGATCTGCCCGTAGATTTCGTTAAGTTCGCCTTTGCTTCCTTTGCGATTGCTCGTGCCGCTTTTCGCGCTGCGGCTTTCCCCGCATAAAACAGCGCCAATTTCGCTTTGCTTTGATTATCGACAAACTTTTCGCTCACTGCAAAATCGCCTCTCCAACGATCGTCAAAAATCCCGCCGTCGCATTTTGTGTGCGGATAATTTTATACTGTGTCCCGCATAAAATAAAAGCCTTGAACATTTCTTCGTATTCTTCTTCTCTAATTTTTATTTTGATCGACGGCTTAAATCCTGCCGCTTGAGCTTGATACGCTTCCGTCACGCCGATTGTCTCGCGCGTGCAAGCAACGGCAGACCCAGACGCGACATAGATGCGCTCTTTCTTTCCGATAGACGACAAAACTTCTGTCAAAATCATAAAAGTGGCTTCCGAAAATCTAGGCATCCGCAATAATCTCCTTGTAGTCAGCGTCAACACTGAGCATGATCATTTGCTTTTCTGCGCTTTCCGCGTATCGAGCCGCGCTCCCCTCGTCTTCGGGGTATCCCGCGTGGACAAAAGTTGTCACGGCGCGGCGAATAAGCGCATCCGTTTCGTCATTTGCCAAAATTTCAGAAATCCCGATCCTGATCATTTCCGATCTTGCTTCTTCGATTTTATCAGTTATGTCTGTATCGTAAATCGCGGCTGATACTCCGATCGCCTTTTTAACTGCCGTCAAATAATTAGCTGATACCGCCATTTTCTTTCTCCTTCCACGCTTTCCATGCCGACCGATCCGCGATCGTCTTTGTAATGTGTCCAACATTTAATTCTGGATCAGCCCAAAGCTTATAGCCCATTCTTTTTGCTCTGATACAAAACGAGATGTCCTCTCCGTATCCAGGGATCGGCGCAAACAATTGTTTGTTTTCGGCTATGATTGCCGCCGCCATTTCCGTGCTCATGATCGCCGCCGCCATTCCGCATGCGTCGATCTCAAACATTTCGTCTTGCGGGTATTCGTCAAATTCTTCTGTCTCGCTTTCTCCGTCTAGCCCTATTCTGATTTTTTTATAAATAACAGGAGAAAAAGGCGGCTTCCGGCGAAAGCAAACCGCCGTGACAAAATCTCTTCCTTCAACATCCGCAATTAAATCAATGAGCAGATCCGTTTGAAATGTCATGTCAGAGTCGAGCCAAAGAATGTAGTCAGCCTTTTCCGCTATCGCGCACTGTGCAAGATAGTCACGAGACGCATAGACCAGTGACCCGACCGAGAAGTTAATGCTTGTTTGACCTACTTTTTCAAGACCGACGAGTGATTTTACAAAATCGACAGGCATTTCTTCCAAGCATGGAATAGCGACGTATATTTTCATTTTCCCCTCCTAAAAAGTACGCCCGGCGATTACCTGCATCGCCGGGCATACCGCGTCAAATGATTAGGTAGTTGATACAAGACGTACAATTGCGTCTTTTTTTGCAGGCTTTGAATCAAACGTCGCATACCCGCGATAGTCGATAGCAGCCTCGCGGAAACCTGACGAATCGTTTCTCTCGACCGTCACGTCCTGAGACAGATTTCCGACAATGTCGCTCCAACGACCAAGATAGATCTCGTTTTTGCTTGTACCGACATAATCGTCGACGACAACGGGATAACCAAGCAGCGTTTTGTCCGAAATGTCAAAGATCGGTCTGCCGGCGCTGTCAACGATCTTCTTGATCGATCCGTACAAGACTTTTTTACTTACGAGCCACTCGGCCTCACTGTCATATGCAGCCGGCATCAAAGCCGCGACGGAAACAAGATCAGAATAGGTATAACCAGTTGTTGCTGTCTGCAAAACCTGGTTTGTATTAGTCGTAAAAGCAATAGCGGAAATACCATTTGTCGCATCGTTGATGATATAGTTGTCG